GACCCTCCGCGTATGCTGTCAGTATTTCGTCTGACAGTGCTTGGTAACGCTCAGGGTCTGTTTTCATTAGTTTAATAATGTCGGACCTGCGATACGTTTTCTTACGGGAACCCTCACCAGTGCCTCGTGCATTACCTGTATTAGCTGCCTTCAGTGTCTGCTTACGCGCCTGTTTTTCAACTTGGGCAGTCTGCTGTGCTACTGTCTTTCGCTCCTTCCAGAGTGTAAAGAGTTCGTCCGCAGAGTCAGCGTCATACTGTTGGTCAGCTGCTACAAACAACTGAGTCCTAATTTTAGATGCCTTAATCCATTCTGCAAACTTAGGATCACTAAGGATCGTTTGCATATCTGGATGTTTGGTTTGAAGCGTAGCAAGAGATGCTTGCTGTTTGTACTGCATTGAGTACTCTTGCGCTTCTTTAATTTTAGGATGATTCTCAATAGCACGGTTTACTGCGCCTTGAGGGTTTGTAAAAAAATCTATATCGTCTTCAGGCTCAACGTGTTGGTGTTGAGGTGCTGGTTCGGGTGTTTGACTAGCAATGTAATCATCCACCACTTTACGAAGTTCACCTACTTCAGAAGACTGACGACCTAAAAGCTTTTCAGCCTCTTGGTGCATCTGTACTACTTCTTCTAAAGACTTACCTTGATACTTTTCTGGTAAGGTTGATTCAGGTTCTGGAGGTTGCTCAACTTTAGCAGATACTTCTTGTTGAATCTCTTCTACTTCGTTCTCTTCGATTGGATCTACGTTTTCCTCTTCAGGGGGTAGATCTAAAATCGTTGCTCTAGACATAATTAAACTCCGTGATTATAATCATTATGGAGAGGTTTATTTTTTACCTGCTTTTTCGTGCTCTTTCACCCACTTCATGTGTTGACCGGGGAAATCCCCTGACGCACCATCAAGATGAAAGGACGGGGCAGATACCATACGTGTAGCATTCGCGCCACAACCGCACCTACTGGTTGTGACATTACTCTCTACCATTTCTTCAAAGACGTGTCCGTTAGTACAACGGAAGTCATATATCTTATACATCTACTGGTTCTTGTTCTTCTGCTTCGGCTTGATCACGAGCAGCTTCGATCGTCGCCTGTAGATTAATAACAGTTGCAAAAGCAGCTACTTGACCTTTACGGAAAAATAAATCTTCCTGATCTTTTACTGTTTGGATGTCTGCTAGTTGCGTTGCGTTATTGGAAAGCTCTTGTACGAGTTGTTTGAAACCTTCGTGGTTGAAGAGTTCGTTATAATTATTAAAGTAAGTTTCAAGCTCGGGAGTCATAGTTTCCTCTGTTGTTATACTATATAGTTATATTATATCACATTTTTATGCATTTGTCAAGACTTTTTAGAAGTTTTTCTTCTACGTCCTGATGCAGTGACGGCATGTTTAATTTTAGCGGGTCCGGTCTTGCGACGTGCAGATGAAGCTTTTTCAGCTTTGGTCATTTTAGCTGCAACGGCTTTAGGCCGACAAGAAGGATAAGGACGTTTACTTTTTTTGGCAGACTTACGACCACAAGGCTTGCCTGTCTTAACGTCTACCCACTCCTCCTTAAACCACTTAGTAAGACCACCCTTGGCTTTACTCATAAGTTCCACCACGTTTCTTGTACTCTTTAGTCAACCAGCCAGAAGCATAAGCACTAGGCCAGACCTTGTACTTCTTCTTTGCTTCTGCTTTGACTCTAGCGTACAACGCCTTGTTTTTAGGTTTGGGACTACTTTTTGCCTTTGCCACGTTTTAACCCCTTAAAGTCCGCCCCTGTAATTTTGTCTCTAGGAGCAGCTACACGGGCAATCTTTTTTTGTTTAGGACTGTATGTTTTACCTTTAGCTTTTGGCATGACTATTTCTTCTTATTCTTTTTGTTAGTCATTGTGCGCTGACCACGCTTAGGCATTGCAGGTTTTGCTTTGGGTTTAGTCTTGTTCATTTTCATTCCATAACCGGGCATTGCTTTCTCCTTTGCTGTCTTAGACAGATCTTCAAAATGGAAAAGAGGTACTGATGTTTTTCCATGGGTTTTACCTGAATGAAGTGAACCATCAGGCATCTTATGTGTGCCACCTGTATACTCAGTGCCATCACGTTTGTAATGTTTTACGCCTTTAGCCATCTATATCACCACTTCTTACACGACCAATATCGTGCTGTTAGTTTACTAGGTGGGTTTGTGTCACACTTGTGACGTGCTCTAAAAGACTTCCGTCGTGCAGGCTGGTCTTTCTTAATAGTCATCTTTGCATCACCAAAACGAATAGTCTTTGTTTTGTCACCTTCCTTGGCAACCACTACAAACTTTTTAGTAGGGTGGCTAGGCGTTCGCTTTGGTTTGTTGTACCCGCTTACTCCTGCTCGTGCTAGTTTTGGGTCCTTTGACTTGGGCATTACTGAGTTCCTCCACCTTGCGTTCCAACTGGTCCAACCGGGCGAACTGGTCGCTGAACTTGTTGTTGATCTGGTCTAGCAGGAGCTGCATTTCTTTCTGCGTTATTAGCATTGGTTTTACCTTGTATTTGCTTTTCTTTGAGGAGAGTATCAGCCACTTTCATGCGACGTTCAAACTCTTTATCTTCAGCGTCACCTTCACGAAGGTTTCGGGTGATAGCATTAATCTTATCAATTTCTAGTTCTTGCGGTACTACTTGAGCCTCTGCAGCTAGTTTAGCAGCACGTGCCTGTGACTCTTGAGCCTGAGCAGACAACGCTGCAGTTTGTGATTGCTGGAACTGCAACTGTGCTTGTTGCGCTGCCATTTGCATTTGCTGTGCTTGAGGGTTAGGCTGCATAGCTTGTTGCATAGCTGCTAGTAGTTCTTCACGGTTAGATAAATTCATGTTGTCAATAACAGATTGAATCAACGTAGTATACAGCGGTGAGTCTTTACCCATAGTCTGCAACAGCTGTACAAGCTGGGTTACTTCGTACTCACGTGCAATAATCCCCAATGTGCTGCTTGCGTTAAACTTGTAGTCAGCAACAGGGTAGTTTTCTGGATCAAACTGCATGTACCGATAAGCTGCTTTTTTGACAAAAGGAATTAAAAAAGACTGCTGGAAGTTAATTAAGGTGCGCTTGTGGCGTTTAATAATAGCGCCAAGAGACATACTAATACCAGCGGCAGTAGCCTCGCCGTTAACGCTGCCAGCAATTCCTGCTGAGTCCACTGCTCCTGTTGCTTGCTGTACCATCTGCTGCAATGCTCCGGCTTGAGCAAAAGTAATTTGGCTAACTTGACCAAAGTTAAACGGTTGAAGTACTTCACGGGGATCTCCACTGGTTAAGATCATTTTGCCGGGACGTACCTCTGGTTTTGCGCCTCGTGGCAACCTAGTTGCGTCAATAGCCATCATTGGGTGAATAGTAAGGCTTAGTGCATCAATACGGGCGCGTAGCTCTGTGTCAAGTGCTTTCTGGGAGTTGTAGCCTTTTTCGCAAACTCCACGACCCCAGAAGCGTCCGGGCACTACATCCCAAGGAAACGCAACAATAGGACGATCCATCATCATGTAAGGGTTAGCTTCTGCCTTTAATAAGATACCTCCGTTAGCAATCACTACAACGGCTTCTACGTAACGTGAGGTTGAGTCATCTTCTCCTAGTATTTCGTCATCATCGTCGCCTGTAGCAGCATCTAGAAGCTTTCGTGGCACTAAACCGTAGTACTTAGTAAGTCGTACCTTGTCGTCGTTGTAAATCGTAATATCTTGGTCAGGCTCTAAGTCAGTGTCCGGTGCAGCAGGACCAACAAATACATCACGATAAACGCCTTGTTCTTGTAGTAATTCTACTTGGTGCATACTTACAAATTCATCTACAGCAACACCCAGTGCATCTTCTACAGACGTAGCTACAGGATCAATCAAGAAGTTTTGAGGCAATACAGGTTTAAGTTTTACTTTAACACGGTCAGTAATACTTACTCCTACTGCTTGAAGATCTCCTCCCATGATAGGCTGAGTAGCAGGGGCCATCTCTTTCATTTCTTCAATAACGATTTCGCCAATGCCTGTACCAAACACAGCAGCGTTGATAAGACATTCTGCTACTGCTTTACGTACCATGCAGTCTTCAAAGTCTTCCGTAAGCTTGTTACGTAGGAACTGTACGTCTTGTTTGTTAGTGTCGCCAAGGTTGTCGCTTATGTCAAACCACTTACCACGACCAAACGTAGCTTCTTCTAGTTCTGCTACATTAGACTCAACAGCTTGCTGTAATGCAGGAGAAATAATACGGGAACGCTCAGACCCACGCTGGCTGTCAGCAGGATCCCATTGACCACGCCATAATCTATAATACTCTTCAAATCTGCTTTCATAATTGCTTTCGTAATAATCCCTCCAATCTTCACATTTAGTTATAACCCAGTCTTCTAGGGCTTCTTGGATCATTAGAGGGTCTTGTTCGTATATTTCACTCATATTAATATCCTGCTACTACGTCTAAGATTTCGTGGTCTTCGATTTCGTAATCGTAGTCGTAAGCCACATTTGCTAACTGGTCAATGTACGCTAAAGAATCAACCAAGTCATCGTGGGTTAATGGGTCTGGGAACTGAAACAACTGGTCAAGAAACCTACTGTTCCATTCTCCTTTGTTAAGTGTTATGTATCCGTTTTCAAACCGTCCTTGCAAGGCCCACATAATACGATCTGTTTTCTTTTTGTTGCCGTGCGTAAGTTCTTCTACTCTAAAGAACATGCCATAGCGTTTCTGCATATCCATCAAAGGAGACATTACTGCTTGTTTAGCAATACCTCTTTCGATTCCCACCGATACGGGACGGTAATCTCTAACGGCCTGAAATATT